GGGCTTCGATGAGCCTACTGCGGGTAATCGTGGGCATAGTGCGAGGCTCGAGTTCGGTAGCCACAAACGTTCTGGCTTCCCTCAATATTTCCACTTCCCTCAGTCTGGCAATCTCGGCATCCTGGCTAGCTACCTTCTCCTGTAAGGCTTTAACTTCTTCTGCGGTCATGTGTGTTTCCTCCTTCTGTTCAGTTTCTTTTATGGGCAATATGCCCGTTCTTGCAGCTTCAAATAACTGTAATACCTTGCCGCCGGCGCCGGGGCTGGTTACAAAGTCCACACTCTGAGCGGCGGTTATCTGCTCAATGATGTTCCCCTTCTGCCCTTCAGCCTCGCCTTTTTTAGCTTTACCTAATGCCCTATGGCTTACTCCAATATGCGGGGCTAACTCAGAGAGCACCTCTTTGTAGCCTCCAAACACCTTCGCACTGGCATAGATACCCGGCCCTGCTGATCCCCCCGAATCCCATTTGCCATCTGATACCAAAATACCAGCCAAGTCACGCAGGGAGCGCTCGGGCCGTTCCTTCTCCTCAGATAGTGAGGGATGATCCCAGAACATCTTTGTGCCTTCTTTGTAGATAGGGGCACTTTTCTGGAGTAGTTCCTGAGAATAATATCCAGACGAGCCCCAGCCAGGCTGAATAATCTTTACCTTGAGCATATCGTTCTTGGCAGCCTCTACCAGCGCCATGAAGTCACCAGCAATCTCGGTATCCTTAGATTCAACGGCTGGCTCAACAGGGGGCTCATCTTTAGATAATTCATCCCATGACTTCTTGAGGGAAGCCCGCATGGATTTCACCCCTGCAACTACGGCATCGGGTAGCCCTTTCATATCCAATAAAGCATCCGCCTGTTTGAGTAGGCTTGTGACCTGCGCCTTGATAGTGGTAGCTTCTTCTAGTTCTGGCATTTTTGTATTCTCCTTTTCGTGTTTATCTATAGCTTCATCTAAGGCAAGACCAATGATGTCCTGCCATGATGCTTCTGGATATTTAGTAGCTTCCTCAGCTTCTTCGCTGGCAGCCTCAAATGTGCCCCCTGCGTCTTCACAATCAGCCTGTGCCTTCTCCTCATCCCAGATATCCTTGTCATACCGGATAGCCTGAACCTCAGTAGTTGCCTTGCCCTTCGGCCTGGCTATAATCCGAGTCACACCTTTAGGCTGATTATCAGTCAGAGCCCGGAAGCTCTTCGGTTGGAAGTCATCCGGCGATTTAATTCGGCAAGCGTGAACATTTGGATAAGGCATATATTTCTCCTATGGTATCAATCCTTTTGCAAGTAATCTTCTAATAAGCATCTTTACTCTTGTTGTTGTCTGGGCAGGTGTCCATTCTTCGCCCAAGGCATTGATAATCTTCTGGACTTCCTTCTCCTGTGCTTCATCGGCTAGCTGTGCATCAGAGATAATATAAGGTGTTGTCCTTAATAGCTTGCCTGTCCCTTGTTCATATTCTCGGATATAGCGTGTTTCTGGCATGATAATCTCCTAGGGTGTGCTTATTCTCAAGAATATAAAGTGCTGAAACTGGACTGTAGAAGCCGAGACGGTATCCCAATCAGCGGGAGCTGGTAAGGCGGCAAATGCAAAGGCTCTGTACAATCGCGCCACATATATCCCAGCTCCTAACGCAGAGGCATAGCCTACTAATTCTTGCCCCCCTTCTAAAACCCTCATAGTTGGGGTTCCGTCACTTACCGCAACCAGTAGATATCTACCTGGGAGAAGTATTTGATTTATCACTATAGCCGCAACAGCAATAGCATCGGCAGCTACTGTACCCGCATCCAATATCAGTGCCACGGGTTGCCAATCGGTATCCGCTGAATAAATGCCTAACCTAATCAGCGTCCCTGCTGCCCCAGCAGTAGTTACCTCAACCGTTATCATATCAAGAGTAATCTGGGTAGCTACTAATATAGGCTCATGATATAGTCTATTAGCGACTATCGAGTTTGCAGTTCGGCTTGCAGGAACAACCCCAGGGATACTATAATAGACTGTTGCTGTAGCTGGTCTGCCCCTAGCAACAACAGGGTTTGCCATCATCGCATGTTTATGGTCTACCCTTGCGGCTGTGCCCGCACTCCCTGCAGCAGCAGCATCGCCAAATGCTTGAGTGGATGGGGCTGTGGCATCAAATAATGCCTTGTTGGTTATAGCCGTCTCACCATTGGCTATACCGTAGACATTGATAAGCCCGGCAGCAGGAGCGACAGCCTTTGGAGCAAGCCCGTGCTTTGTGGTAGATACATCGAGATCGGTGTTATCATCAGTGGCAGCAAGGTCATCCAGTTTAATAGAGTCTGCGCCGCCGCTCTCATGCCTGGTATGGTGCGCTGATAGTAATGTCCCCGAATTAGAGATGTCTATATCGTTGACCTCATCTGCTCCAGCAGGTTCATGGCTGGCTTTATGAGCAGTTGGCGTCTGTGCATCCGCTAAGAGCCCTGAAAGTCCTGCTACTGATATTTCATCCGCCCCGCCGTTCTCGTGGCTAGCATCATGACCTAATGGTGTTTGAGGGTCGGCAAGTAATCCGCTAAGCCCGCCAACATTGACCTCATCTGCTCCACCATTCTGATGAGTTGCGGCATGTGCTCCTGGAGCTGGAGCAGCCCCAAATATCAACGCTGTCTCAGCAGGATTGACTATAGGAATAAACCCAGCTTGGCCAACATAACTTGCTGGAGTATCTGTAAGATCAAGGAAGGTTGCTGCCCCACCACCACCACCACCACCACCTCCTCCCCCACCAATAACCGTAGTAACTGAAGCACCATCACGCCCACGCTTGCCCCGCTCTCCACGTTCCCCTTGCTCTCCTTTGTCACCCTTATCGCCTTTTAATCCACGTTCTCCCCTGTCACCCTTATCCCCCTTATCGCCTTTAGCCCCAGGGATACCCATCGCCCCAGGAACGCCCTTGTCTCCCTTCTCCCCTTTGATACCCTGAACACCAGGCACGCCCTGTATACCCTGCTCACCCTTCAGGCCGGGGATACCTGCCTCACCCATAAGCCCCTGTTCCCCGGGTATACCCTGTTCCCCCTTGTCGCCTTTGAGTAATCTCACCTCTACAGTAGCAGCTTCCTCAATAGCCTTGCCTTGCACTCTCTGATATAGTTCATCGCAACGGCAACCGGGGAATCTCGGGGGATGTTCATCCCCTGATTTATGCTCCTGGTCTACTGGTATCCAGCCTTCGCCCTGATTTTCCTGGCAGCCATCGGATACTTTATTGTCATTGACCGTCTGCCATTTTTTCTGCATCTTCAGCCCCGCCTCTGTCATCTGGTCAATTACCATCTTGTTCCCTGTCTCATAGGCATTAGCAGATTCGGTCACAGCCACCAAGTGAGCACGGCTAGCAATATGCTCTTGAGGTTTACCAATGCGGAATTCTTCAAACCGGGATGATATCTCCTTGGCAGTCTTGCTATAGGACCAGCCCTCGTCAACACCCTGGGTAACAATCTTCTTAATAGTTGCCTTCGTGGTATCGTCTATCTGCGACACCCTCTCAGCGGCATTTTCTGCCAGCCATTCCACAGCTCGGGGGTTTTCGAGGTCAAACTTCATGCCTAATTCCCCTAAACCTTCAACTGTTATCCGCCGTTCGGCAGCTAAAATCATAGATTTACCACCACACTTGATAATAAGGTCACCCATTTCATCATGTGTTTGCTTAAATATTTCCTCCATCATTCCAGCAATATCCGCCTGACTAATTGCCTCAGCGAACTCATCCTGGTATTTATTAAATCTCTTTAAGAATAAAGCTTCTTGATGTCCAAACACCTTCTTCATGCCCTTCATCAGCTCATATTGAATGGGAAGGAGGGCGTTAACCTTTGCTACTTTATTAGCTTCTTCTATGCTTAGCTTCACAACTTATACTCCGATAGTTTAGAGAGTGCCTTCTTGAAAGCCTCTTTGACTGTAGTCTCCGGTGGTTCATCGGGAGGTGGTTCTTCCCCAGTTTCTTCCCCTGCAGGAAACATCTCGTCCATGATGTCGTTGATATTGTCCAAGCCGAGGGCTTCCAAGAGCATCCTTGTCACCAGCTTGGCGTCCAGTGTGCCAGCTAACATCTGCCCATTGAGAGTGGCAGCGGATACCACAGCATTGACCCTAGCCGCTATGTCCTTCTCTAGTATATTCGGGAAGGTTATTGAGACTGTGCCATCTATAGGCTGCTCTTGCTGCTCAGGATCGGGATTGTCAACATCGTTATCCCAGATAATAACCTCATCGCCATAGTCGCCTACTTCGACATGCCCTGGAAGTTGACCAGCTTTGACCGCCTGCAATATCACAAAGTCAATAATCTCGCCCAGCACAGATGACCATAACTGCTGTCGATCTTGGAACATAATCAACATGGGGAGTTCCATCGCCTTGGCTGTGGCAAGGTTGCCAGTTGATGGATCGCCGGTAAGGTAGTGCTCAAATATACCGGTTGCAGAGGAAACCATAAGGCGCAGGTAGCGCCCATCCTCTGCGCTTGTCTGCGCCCCCGCTGTCCTGATAGGCTCTAGTCCCACACCAGGGGAACCTATCGCCATTGAGCCGGTAGCAGGAGCGGGCTTTGTCTCTGTGCCTGCTGTGCCTATTGTAGACTGGAGCTTGGCCTTCAAAGAAGCAACGCCCGCAGCTCCCGATCCCTTCGGAGCGGTTAGCCTCCAGGCGAAACGTGAATATGCTTTGACAATGCTTGCCCAGTTCTCAAGAAATTCCTTATATGCCCTTGCCCAATCTATCGCACTATATATCTCAGATACTCCGAATTTCATATCGGAGAGTCTATTGACCGAGACATGATAGATAGGATTGTCTTTCATCACCGGCTGCCCGCCGATGGTAGCAGGCCAGCTCGTTGGCTTATATCTCCAATCAGGGTAATATGCTGTCTGTGAAGTCTGTCTGTATTGGCCTGTAGATACGTCTACCCCTTCAGATGTCCACATCCGCTTGTAGTACCAGACGTCTTTAGCATCTTCGGGATTGGTAATAATCTCATCTATCTCATCGCAAGGGATAGTCCTTACGCGTACCTCTCCATTTGATATATTGATGAAGAATACAAAGAAGTGATTAGAGAAGCACTGTAGCTCAGTCTCTTTAACCATCAATGCCTGATGCTCGGTTAACTCGGCTTTGTTCTTTGAATGGTTGATAAACTCTTGAACAACCTCATCGATTTGAGGATTGACGGCTTGAATATTAACCCCCTGCCCAAAGACATATTGAGTCTGTGTGAGAACAGCACGCCTGATGAGAGGATTCTTCAGGAAGTAGAGCCTCGCCATATAGTTGATAGTGCGGAGCCCGTCCCTGGAGAACTCCTTGTTAGAGGTAGAGCTTAGAACATTCCAGCCCTGATCTTCCAGGGATAGCTCCAGCTCCGCTAAACGCTCTTGTAAAAGCGTCATATTATCAGATCGGATAGCTAGCTCATTGGCTAGCTCATCGTATTTACTATCATCAATTTCAGTCTTAGGAAAGAAGCGATCGAATATACTCATTTTAGCTCCGCACAAACTATCTCTTTAATCTTTATTGGTTGCCGTATTTCGTACCTGGTATTACATACAGGGCATTGCTGCTCCGTTACTATTTCATAGTCATCTGGACTTGTATATATATTCTCGATTGATTTAGATATGATTCGCATTACAGGAGCCCAGTATAATTCCCCCTGAGCTACTCTCATACACTTGATACATTGGAAATTTTCCATATCTTTATCTACCCTCCCAATCTTCGAATTCTATCTCCGTATAGATGATTGCGGCGGCGTTCCTTGCGGTTCATTTCAACGACCTTGCCCCCTGCAAAATGCACCCGCTTAGTCGGGGAGGGAGTAAATCCAAGAGGAGTAGGATCTGCAATATATTGCTCTATGGTCTTATTTATTATTTGCACCATTCCCTCCTATATCGCCGATATCCCCACCGGATCGTAATACTCCATAAACGTATCGCTTTGTAAATTCCTGCCCTGTAGCCAGTTCAAAAACTGAGTGGTAGCGTCCACCTGGTCATCCGCTTGCCCATTCGGGAAGTTGATAAACTCCTCCACATACTCAGAGCTAAAGCCATTCATTGGGATATAGATATTGCCCGCCTCAAACTCAGGCGAGACAGCCCTCGCCCTGACAACCTTGCCCCCTTGAGGCTCTATCGCAATAATGCCAGGGATTTTGCTCTGGAGGACATTGATAACCGCTGTGCCGTTGGCCTTGTCTTCAATGAGTTTTGCTAGTGACATAGGCCACTTTCCTGATAGGTCAATGATAGCTCGTATAGTCTCGGTGAAGGTGATATGTTCTCTCACTTGGTCGAGCAGATATTTGTTTGCTCCATCCATACCCCACACCTGCCCCACTACCCAGGATGAAGTCGAAGTATCCTTGAAGGCGCAGTCCCATGTTTGGATAACCTCATCGAATTGAGGCACAACATCATAATGTCTGAACCACTCACGCTTGAAGATATTGCCTTCCTCTGGGGAAGGTCGCCCTTGATACAGAGCGGTAAATGCCTGGCTGCCAATACTGGCCTTCGTCTTTAGTAAGTCCTCTATTGGATAGCGTTCAGGCCAAAGAGCAAGCCCTTGCTCATTGATAGCGGGCAAGTGTAGGACTTCCCATTGGTCAGCATCCGGGCTGTTCTTTGCATCCCGGAGTAGTCGCCCTGCCAGGTCGTCCTCATGCCACCGGGTCATTACGATAATGATTGCAGCCCCGGGGCGCCGGCGGGTCCTGAATACTGTTTGATACCAGTTATAGGCTCGGTCACGATAGGTGATGGACTGGGCTTCCTCAGCGTCCTTCACAGGGTCGTCGATAATACCAATGTCGAAGCCCCGGCCTGTGAGACCTCCCCCTATACCGACAGCGTAATAAGAGCCGCCTTGAGCAGTCCCCCACTCATGGGCTTGCTGCATGGGTGCTGGTATGCGTTCCTGGGATTGTCTCTCAGGACGATACAACACGTCTGGACACAATTTACCAAATTCAGGGGTAACAAATATGTCACGAGCTTGGCGGGAATGTTTTACCGCTAATGAGTCTGAATAGCTAGCACAAACTATATTAGCTTCAGAGTGTTTACCTAGATACCAGCAAGGGAAGCGCAATGATATTTGCTCCGATTTCCCATGTTGGGGCGGCATGAACACCATCAACCGCTTTATCTCCCCCCGCTCCACAGCCTCCAGCTTCTCAGCTAGAAGATTGAGATGATGGGCTGAGAGATAGTCCGGCTTGGTATATTGGCAGAAGGGAATGAGCCTTGCCCTCGCCTGGCGGCGTGCAAGTAATTCTTTAGCGGCTTCTAACCTGGAGACTTGCGGCCTATCTACTAGAGCTTGTGTCATATACTCCCTAAAAGAAAAAGCCCGATAGCGACACTACCTATTGGAGTAATGTCACTCCCGGGCGCTTGGCCGCTCTAGGGGAGTTGGGCGTTAAGCCGCTGTAAATATTAGAACACTAAAGAGAGGATTTGTCAAGCCCATGTTTTGGATATTCATTAAAAGCGATTAGTCCTTCTCTTACAATCTCATCTCCTGTACTCTCTTTCTTTATTCTCCTTCTAATCTCCTTCTCCTTCTCTATGTTACCTTTAGTTACACTTATAATGAGTGTTACTTTTAGTTATAAAATATAGTGTTGTAATTACAATTAAGATGTGATATTCTAAACTAAAGGAGGTGCAGAAACATGAAAGGCATGAGGTTGACATTTACGACTATACCATTTCAGGCTTTCCTGGCGAATAGATTTGGAGGAACTGGTAGGGATTTAAGCCATTACCTAGAAATGGCATTGGCTGAGGAGAACAGGCGCATGATGAGAAGCAAGCCAAAGGATGAATGTAAACAGATAATCGCCGAATATAAAAAATGGAAGGTAGAAAATGGGGCATAGAAAATGGGTGAAGTTATATTGTGATAACTGGCTAAGAGGATCGCTAACTGATGATCCTTTAGAAGTTCGGGCGGTATGGGCTGCGCTTCTAGCTCTAGCTGGGGATGGTGGATATAATAGCGATGGATATATCCAAGTAGCTCCTGGTATAGGTTATACCGATGAGCAAATATCTATTATAATATCAACCTCTATGAAAGTATGGTTATCAGCTAAAAAAAGGCTATCCGATACGGAGCGTATAAAAATAAATGACAACAATGTAATCACTATAAATAAGTGGAAGCAGTACCAATCTGAGTATGACCGACAGAAGAAATATAGGCAAGATAAACAAGATTAAACTATTTGCTCTATCCCATATTCTCAGGATCTATAGGCTGCAATAGAGGCCAGAGTTCTTTAGTTACGTTGTGCACCACCAGCCTCCAGAAACATTACCCCACGCTTGTAGGCAATAGGTGTGATATCCCTCTCACTTGGCCTGCTACTGCATATCACGGAATCGAAGAAGCGGACACACTCCTTTTTCCTGGGGCAAACATCGCAACCTCTGATTCCATGATGTTCTGTTATAACATCATGGTTAACTGAGCAATCGTGATACCTCTTTACCAATTTATCAAATAGAGTTGTCATATTAACCTTCCTTT